AAGAAATTTAGAAAACATAGAAACTAAATTAGACATACTTTTGCCTATGTCTCTAACTTCACTCATTAGTTTTGGATCAGTACCTTTACCAAAAAACCTTCCGAATAAACTTCCAAAGAAACCAAAGAAACCACCAAATAATTTTTTAGTTCCTTCCCATGTGGCTTTTAGGCTATCTCTTACAGATGTAAATGCTTTTATAAATGGAGCAGTAAGAGTTATTGCAAGGGCTTTGAACGGTGCTGTAATGGAGTTTGTTAAGTTCATCGCTAATGTTTTAGGCATCATTGTCAATGATTTTGCCATATCAGTAAGACTTTGCAAACCAGGAATTCGTATTCCACCACTCATTTTTTGAACAGATTTTTCTAAGTTGGTGAAACCTTTTTTGATTTCATCAAGTGTTGATTTATTCAACTCCATACTTCTGAGATTAATATCAGCAATTTCTTTGCTGTTTATTTCTCTAACATTATTTATTGCTGTTCCAAACGCCATTTTATATTCCTAGTTCTGCTGTTGTGCTTTTATTCGGTCATTTTCTTCCTCAACGTGTTGTATCAATAATGTAATGTATATTTCTCTTTCCCACGGCATCATATTATCAAGTTCTGTTAATGAATATTTGTGTTCTTGCATTAATTGAAAATTGGTCTTATAATGACTTAATAAGTTATCATGGGAAAGAGCAATTAAAAAAAATCATCTAATCCTTCTAATGTAAATTCGTTTGAGTGATTGCATTTTACGCAATTAAAATTTACGGTTTCAGCCAACTTCGGCATAGTTTGAATCCACTCTTTTACTTTATCAAATTGAGTTGATGATAGTGATCCAATAAAATCTTGAATTTCATCTTGGCTCTCATCTGCAAGATCATATCTTTCTTCTGCTGTTTCCAAAACTTTCATACATTTACTAATCATTTGAAAAGTCTTTACTGTGTCGCTTAGTGTGTCATCTCCATCAGCATCCATAATGGATTGAAAATTTGGACAGCCCATATGCAAAGTCATATCTTCTGTAATTTTTATTTCACTACTAACAGATTGCTCAGTAACCTCAATTGTAGATAGGTCAATTGATACTGGATTGTCGGCCTCACATTCTTCACATTTTATCGTGACACTAGTATTTTCCCCTACAGATTTTGATCTAAGTTTGAGAAACATATATTCAACATCAAAAGAGGTTAATTTATCTTGGTCAACATCACCTTCAACACACGCCATAATAGTATCAACAATAGCATTTACTGTTGCCTTTTTATCTTCAGACTCCATTGCTAACATTAATATTTTTTCTTCTTTAACCAAATAAGGTCTAAACTTTACTTTTGTCTTACTTGATGGTATCGTTAATTCATATTTTGGTTTATCATTTAGTTTTGGTAGTGCCATTATTTACTTCTCCAATTTGTATATGTCAATGATAGACTTACTTCAACAAGTCCATCCAATTCATTAGTTAATTCAATTGAACCCACGTTAGTCGGAAACGCTTTCTCAAGTACACACGTATATACTTTTTTTGATAAATGCATACCAACTCCACCTGGAATAACAAGTGGGTTGTTCGTATAATATGTTTCTCTATTATCGTGTGCGAGTTGATGTATTACGACTTCTTTACCATATCCATTTGGACCATACTTATAGCCCAACTCATAAGTATCATTATCTACTGCTAGATTCATCCAACTTTCAATATACTTTTTTATGTTATAATCATTAGTTACATAAAACGATAGATTAATATCGTCTATTACAAATGTGTTCGCAACTTTTTCAGTCACAATTCCAATAACCCTATCTACTGATGAAATCTGTCTTGAGGGTAGCGTAACATTTTTACAGAGTATATTTAAATCATTTGTGGTTATTTGTACGCCAGAAATTGATGGTAATTCTACATGAAAAAGATTTGATCTTGCAATTCCTTTTTTGATACTACTTTTGAAATTCTCTATAGTTTGTGCTTGCATTAGACCATACCTCTTGATATTTTATGTACTTTTGCTTGAGACATTTTCTGAAAATCAGCAGTTGGTAAAAATGCAGCAATTTCCCATTCTGGGGCTGGGACCAAAGCAAAACGACTTCTTACATGATTTGCCAAATAGTGTTTATAACAAGGTCTGAAATATTTAAACTTTGCTGCACCTTGAAGTAAATCATATGACATTTTAAATTTGGTTGTATCGTTATATTTTTTATTATTTGTAATCTCTAATAAACTATCAAGAAATTTTGCTCTTAATGTCATAGGCAAATAGTGTAGATTTAGTCCAGCGAATCCACCTTTTGCTTTACCAACAATTATAGTAAGAGGAAAACTATCATAGTATGGTAGTGTGGATTTACCTTTTGGATCATAGAAATACATAAACATCTTGCCGACTGCTTGCCGATTTTGAAGTCTGAGTGTATCATCTTTCATGAGTTCGTTTCTATTTATTTTACCCATTTTGGATGCTTTATCCTTGAACCAAGAAATTGATTCCTTAGTTCTAGGGGTAATTCCCGCTCTAAACGCTTGTACTTCTAAATTTTGAAACAGATTAGACATTTATATTCCCAAAGTTATTCATTGTTATTTATATCAATTTATAGACGTTTTAATTTTTTCAACTTGGGTAGTGGTTTCAATTGCTTGGGCATAATACCCATTTTAATCAATGTCTTTTCAGTCCAAATTTCAAAGGTCCAACCCCTATCTTTGGCATAAGATTCTGCCGCCTTCCACTTATTCATATTTTTTACATAAGCCATACCTTCATTAATATAACGCTTAGTTTTGCGAGATGGTACTTTTGGTGGTCTAGTTTGTGAATCTGGTTTTATTTCTATGAGGTAAACTTTATCATTTAATTTTATTTTTAGGTCCATAAAATATCTATGATACTTTTTATCAACATCATAAAAATAAGGAATTACAACTTCCTCACTTGACCATTCAGTAATTTGTGTTTGATGGTCGCACCATTGAAAAGCATACCTTTCCCAACCAGAACGATATACGACATTATCTGGATCACCCTTGTACTTTTTACGATTTTTTATTTTATATTTGCCTTTGTGTGTTCTCATTTTTCTCATATAAATAATGGTAGTATTAATGTATTTATGGAAAAAAAACATGCCAGGAAATAAACTAGAATTCCCAATTCATGAGAGAGATCGTTATAAAGCAAGAATACGATTTGAAACTTTAGATATTGATCCTATTGAGGTTGGAAGTGTCATAAATGCTCATGCTGCAAATTCTACAGATAAGAGAACGGGCATTGGTCCTAGTGGATTTCTATCTGCTGATGCATTGAGTAGGGCATTTCAAGAAAAAGGTCAATTATTTAATACTAAAGAAATACTGAAAAAACAGGTAAAAAGAAGAACTGGCGAAACTTGTCATCTCTATATGCCACCATCAATACAAATTCAAGACGGTGTTTCATATGAAAATATGGAATTTGGATCATTCGCTACTGGTTTAAATGATATTTTAAATAGTGGCTCTAGTGGCATGGGAGCAATTGGTAAAGCACTTACAGAATCCAGTATTTTTACCGATGCAGCAAAACTATTAAGGAGTGAGTTTGAAAGCCAAGATTTGGCAAGAGTGGGAATTTCCAAACTTGTAAATAAATTTGGCTCATTTGGTGGGGCGGTAAAATCATCTTTACAAACAACACCAAACCCAAATATGAGAGCAATATTTAAATCTGTTAATTTAAGAGAATTTTCTTGGGCATTTAAACTTATTCCAAATTCAAAAATTGAGGCGGAAGAAATTAAACATATTATTAATTGGTTTAGAAGAAATTTATATCCAGAAGGAATAGTTAGAGGTGGTATTGTTGTTGGTTACAGGTTCCCACCTATGTTTAGAATCCATTTACTTTATGATTCAGAAGAAATGAATCGCACCAATGAAGCATTTATATTTAAAGATATGCATATGAAATCATTTAATGCCACTTATAATTCTGGAACCGCAGGTTTTCATGCTGGTGGTGACTATTCTGAAGTTGATATTAGTATGTCGTTTGTTGAAAGTGAAACATTCACCAGACAAGATTTTGACAAAACAAATGCTAGGACGATGAATGATGGAATGGGGGTAGGATAATGACATTTTTTAGCAAATTTCCAGTAGAGTTATATAACTTTGGGGATGAAACTGATCCTTCCATAATTCAAAATATATCGGCATATGTAGATGTTATAGATGAATTAAAAGATAATATTTCTATATATGAAAAATATGAAATTATTGAAGGTGAAAGACCAGACACTCTTTCACAAAAATTATATGGATCAACCAAATACTATTGGACATTTTACCTTATGAATGATAGAATTCGTAGAAATGGTTTTCCATTAAAGTCAAATGATGTGGTTACTTGGGTAAAGAAAAAACTTCCAAATACAACTTTAGTTACAAGAGATTACTTTTTTACCAAAATGCAAATAGGTGATAGCATTACAGGAGTTACTTCTACTACAGTTGCTGAGATCATTGACAGAGATGTGAACTTAGGTCATATTGTTGTAAAAGGTACTAAATCGTTTACTAACGGTGAAACTATTCAAAAAACTGGAGATTCTACTCAATCAATAACTCTGCAATCACATTCAAGTGAACACCTCGCCGCCAGATACTTTACCAATGCCTCTGGTGAGCAAGTTGATATTGATCCGACAGTCGGCGGCGGCTCAAACACTGAGGTTACACATCTTGACTATTATCAAAAATTAAATGATGAAACTAAAATAATCAGAGTTATAAGAGCAGATAGTATTTTAGAGGTATATGATAATTATAAATTATCATTATTGGTGGACTAGATTATGAGAACTCGTAGTATTGAACCAGAAAATACATCACCATTTAATTATAATTTAAAAAAATGTGAAATTAGTGGAGAAAGAATGTCTGGTTCAATTGATTTGAGTGCAGTTTCCATTGAAATTAAAATGTTTGAGAATATAAATAATCCATTTATTAGTGGAGAAATCGCTATATTAGATAATGATGATTTGATGAACAGAATAGGGTTTTCTGGTACAGAAAAATTATCAGTAGAGATTGAAACCGAATTTGCAAATATAAAAAAGAATTTTATTGTTACTGAAGTCATTAACACATTAAGTACAAATGGTAAAGACAAAGTAATTTTATTACAAGTTTTAGAAGATATTTCATTTTTATCTAAATTAATAAGAGTTTCTAAATCATACAGTGGTTCTCCAGATATCATAATAAAAAATATTTTAAAGGAACATCTTAACAGAGATATGTTTAATATATCATCTCAAGAACATAATGATGGGCCGATGAAAGTAATTGTTCCAAATTTGACGCCATTAAGTGCATGTGAATGGATACAAAGACGCGCAGTAACAAAAAGTGGTATGCCATTTTATCTTTTTTCAACTTTGTCCGATGATAAGATAAGGTATAATGATCTAGAATCTATATTAACATCTAAACCATTGAATGAAGGTAATTCTCCCTATTTTTATAATCAAGGAATTGCGAATAATAATTTGGATGAAAATGGGCAATCATTTATAATTAGTGATACTACACAGTCTCATGCTGAAAATACGATAATGTTATGCCAGTTAGGTTTTATGTCTAGTACCTATACAAATATTGATACTGTAAAAGGTTCTAAATTAGAGAATAAGCATATTATGGCAGATGTTCTTAAAGACTTGAAAAGTAGTGTTTTTAGATCAGGTCAAAAAGAAGCAATTATTGATACAACAAATACATTTAATAATAAAAAAATTCAAGAATATGATACAAGACAGATTACCAGAATTACTCCAACAAATTCATATGAAAATGAATATAAAAATTACAGTGAAGCGAATGATGTTTCTGCACATATGCTAAAAGCAAAGGCTATATCTTTAAGAGGAATATTAAGTAAATCTCCTATAGATATATCGGTGCCGGGAAGAAATTTCTGCCAAACAAATAAAAATGTTAGTATCGGTAATACAATAAATTTAGACTTTTCAAGGATGTTGGAGTTTGAAAAAAAAATTCAGCATGACCCAAAGAAATCTGGAACCTATATAATTCACGCAGTGCGACACGTATTTTCTGGGCCAAAATATATGGCAACGGTTGGATGCAGTCGCTTGTCTCAAAAAACTCCAGAAAGAGGATAATTATTATGCAACCACAAGATTTCTATGGTGATACAATGCGTTGGTTTGTGGGTGTTGTTGAAGATAATTTAGACCCTTTAAAACTTGGAAGAGTTAGGGTTAGGATACAAGGTCTCCATAGCGACAGTTTAACTGACATTCCTTTAAATGACCTTCCTTGGGCGCAAGTAATGCTTCCAACAACAGAGGGTGGTATTTCTGGTATAGGAAAAATGCCTAGACTTCAGCCGGGTGCTATGGTAGTCGGTTTTTTTACTGATGGTATTAATTCTCAAAATCCACTTGTTATAGGATCAATTCCTACTATGGAATCTGAATGGAATAGTCCACCGATACACGGTTATGATGAAGGTTACCTTGAAAATTATCAACCGAAAGACTATTATGATGGGAAAGTTAAAAAGTTGAACTTACCTGGCGGTAGTAATCCAGAACAGTCATATCATTATTTTTTAAGCCAAGGATTTTCTCCAGAACAATCAGCAGGAATAGTTGGAAATTTTATGGTTGAATCTACTCCAAAAATGAGTACTAAAGCGAGAAATCAAGGTGATGGTAGAGATGGTAGTGATAGCATAGGTATTGCCCAATGGAACTCTGGCAGAGCAAAATCACTGCATTCCTTTGCAGATACAAATGGATTAACTTGGGATGATTTGGACACACAACTTCAATTTGTTATGATAGAATTAAGGGGTACTCACAAGCATGTTTATACTGCAATGAAAAATGCTAAGACTATAAAAGATTCCGCATGGATATGGGAAAGAAAATATGAAATACCAAAGTTGGGTTCTCATCCAGAAAGGTTTAAGTTTGCAAGAGAAGTTTTTGCTACTTATATAACAACAGTTGATGAATATGAACCGCAAGCAGGAGAATAATAGATGCCATTAACAAATAGTATAGATTTTTCTCAAGTAAATCAAGCGTTAGGCGATTTGAAAAATGTTTCTGATCTTTCAGCAACAGCAGATAAGATGTTAAATTCCGCGAAGAATTTAGTAAATGTTAAGTCTACGCCACTTGGGAGTAAAGTTGATGAGGTTGTAGGTGGAATTCAATCTTTAGTTCAAGAAGTAGATTACTTAGACCCAAACTCTTTAATTGAGAATTTAGGTGTTGCTAAAATAACTTCAGAACTTGAGGGATTTTCAGATTTACAAAAAATTCCTACTGGTCCTGTTATACTTGAGGCTCTTACTGGGTTGAGTTCAGAGTTATCTTCTATCCCAATACAATTG